CATATAGATAACTTAATTACTATTGCTGAAAACAGAAAAGACTGTGTAGTTTTTGCAAGTCCTGAAAGAAGTGATGTAGTTAATATAGCTAACTCAGCAACACAAAAAGATAATGTTGTAGGATTCTTTAATGGAGTTGCTTCATCTTCTTATGTGTTCTTTGATAGTGGTTACAAATATATGTACGATAGATATAATGACGTTTATAGATACGTACCTTTAAATGGCGATATGGCAGGATTATCAGCAAGAACTGATATGCTTGCAGACGCTTGGTACTCACCTGCAGGATTAAACCGAGGTGTAGTAAGAGGTGCAGTTAAACTGGCATTTAATCCAACTAAAACACAAAGAGATGAATTATACAGAGCAAGAGTAAATCCTGTGACTACGTTCCCAGGACAAGGAACTGTATTATTCGGTGATAAAACTGGATTGAATAATCCTAGTGCGTTTGACAGAATCAATGTACGAAGATTGTTTATCGTTTTAGAAAAGGCAATATCAACTGCTTCTAAAGTTCAACTTTTTGAATTCAATGATGAATTCACTAGAGCTGGATTTAGAAATATGGTAGAACCATTTTTAAGAGAAGTACAAGGACGAAGAGGGATTACAGACTACCTAGTAGTTTGTGATGAAACTAACAACACAGGCGAAGTAATAGATAGAAACGAATTTGTAGCAGAAATTTTTGTTAAACCTGCTAGAAGTATCAACTTTATCTCATTGCAATTCGTTGCAACAAGAACAGGCGTTTCCTTTGAAGAGGTCGCTAGCTAATAGAGAGAATAACGGAGAAATAAAATGGCAAACATAAACGATTTCAAAGCTAAACTTTCGGGCGGCGGCGCAAGAAGTAACCAGTATAAAGTGGTTATGCCTTTCCCAGGCTACGCTCAAGTTGGTGGAGAAATAGAAGACCTAGCATTTTTATGTCAAGGTGCTGAATTACCAGGAATGGAAATAGCAGCAATTGATGTAGCTTTTAGAGGAAGAGCAATAAAAATCGCTGGAGATAGAACAATTGGTAATTGGACTATCAAAGTAATAAATGATACTAATTTCAAATTGCGTAATGCATTTGAAAGATGGATGAACGGTATTAATAATATGACTGATAACGAAGGATTAACAAATCCAGTTGACTACCAAGTTGACGCTTTCGTTGACCAATTAGATAGAAACGGTAATCAAATTAAGACTTACACTTTAAGAGGTGTATTTCCTACGAGTATCAACGCTATTCCATTGGATTACAATGCTAAAGCTGAATTATCAGAAACAAGTGTTACATTGGCGTTCCAATACTTTGAAAGTACAACAACTACTTAATCTTTCATTATAAATAGTATTGAAAGTTTTAAGGAGATAAATTATGGCTGAACTATTTGGATTTTCTATAACAAGGGTTAAAAGACCTACAGATCCAAAACAAGCATTTACACAACCTCAAGCGGATGATGGAACACAAACCATCGCCGCTGGGGGTTACTATGGTCAATACTTGGATATGGAGGGTCAGACAAAGACCGAACAGGACCTTATCAGACGTTATAGAGAAATAGCATTGCATCCTGAATGCGATATGGCAATTGAGGATATCATAAATGAATCAATTGTTGCAAACGAAATCAAAGACGCAATTAGAGTAAACCTAGAATATTTACCATTCGGTAAAGATGTCAGAAGAAAAATAGAAGACGAGTTTAAAGAAGTTTTAAGATTGATGAACTTCCATACTAGAGGTCACGATATCTTTAGAAGATGGTACGTGGACGGTAGATTATATTATCATAAAGTAATTGATAGAGAATCTACAAGAAAAGGTATTACAGAATTAAGATATATAGACCCTAGAAAAATTAAAAAGATTAGAGAAGTAAGAAAGAGAAGACCAGATGGACCTACTCCATATGGTTTAAACGTTATTGATGAAGTTAAAGAATACTTTTTGTTTAATGAAAAAGGTGTTACAAATACTACATCTGGTGGAATTAAAATTGCTGTTGACGCAATAGCATTTTGTCCAAGTGGACTGATAGACCAAAACAAAAATATGGTCTTATCATATTTACATAAAGCAATTAAACCTGTTAATCAATTACGTATGATTGAGGACGCAAGTGTTATATACAGAATTGCAAGAGCACCAGAAAGACGTATATTTAAAATTGATGTTGGTAATTTACCTAAAGTAAAAGCAGAACAATACTTACGTGATGTTATGGCAAGATATAGAAACAAACTTGTCTATGACGCAAGTACAGGTGAGATACGTGATGACAGAAATTATATGTCAATGCTTGAAGACTTTTGGTTACCAAGTAGAGAAGGTGGAAGAGGAACAGACATTACTACTTTACCAGGTGGACAACAACTTGGTGAAATGGGAGATATAGAATACTTTAGAAGTAAATTATATCGTTCTTTAAATGTTCCTGCTAGTAGATTAGAAGCGTCAACTGGATTTAATCTAGGACGTTCAACTGAAATTACTAGAGATGAACTTAAATTTACAAAGTTTGTTCAAAGATTAAGAAAGAAATTTACTGAAATATTTAACGATATATTAAGAACTCAATTAGTTTTAAAAGCCGTTATTACGGATGAAGATTGGTTAATAATAAGGGATGTTATCCAATATGATTTTTTACAAGATGGACATTTTGCTGAACTAAAAGATTCTGAAATGTTATTAGAAAGAATAAGACTTGCCGATTCGGTAAGAGATTATGTTGGTAAGTATTTTTCGGTAGAGTATATAAGAAAAAAAATATTACGACAAAGTGAAAGAGATATTGAAGATATCAATTCACAAATTAAAAGAGAAGTTAAAGACGGTATACTTGCAGACCCTATGCAACAATATCAATCTAATAAAGATACTATAGAAGGAGATATGTAATGGCAGACCCAAGCGTTCCAAATAAGACAGCGGAATTTATTGACAAATTGCAAGCAGGTAAAAATGCAGACGCAGGAGAAGCATTTAAGGATGCTTTAAGAGATAAAGTAGCAAATGCTCTTGAAAGACAAAGAGGAGATGTTGCTAGTAAAATTTTTAAAGGTGTAGAACCTGAAAAATTTAGTGCTCCTAAACCAGCGGTAACAGACCCGAGTGCAAGAACCGATAAAATTATGGATACAGATGGAAAAGAAGTTGCTTTTGAACCGAAGGAACCGGCTCCAACAGCACCAGAACCTGAAGCGCCAACTATGGCACCAGGTCACGAATCACCACCAGACGCAGGTGTATAGAAATGGATACGAATTTACTTTTTACAAGTAAGATAGTTGAAGATAGTAAGTATCTTGACTCTAAAAGTTATGGAGATTTATCTCCTAAACTAAAGTTAGCAGTACAAGATACTTTCAATCTAATTGAAAGAACGTCTGGAGATATTATAAGTAAATTTGAAAATTCAGTAGACAAAGTTGCTGAAGCTAGAAAAATAAATAAAGAAGAGTTATATAAATATTTTGACAAAGAAATAGAAGAACAATTAGGAAAATAATATGGCGTGGGTAGATGTACCAGGATCAAATAGTGTTTGGCAATATGAAAATACTGCCACAGCATCCAATACGTATGCAGACGCACCTGGAACTTATTCAGGTGGTGTAAGAACTTATACAACTCCTGGAACAGGACAAGTAAATAAGATTTATGCTAGATGTAGAAAAAAAGGCGAAACAACAGAACGTGGCGAATTATCAAAAGATTTTTATGACGCTACACACGTAGGATTCTAATATGGCAGATACAGTTACAACACAAACAATAGCAGATACATCTGGAGTTAAGTATGTAATTAAGATGACTAACTTATCAGATGGTTCTGGAGAAAATAATGTTAATAAAATAGACGCTTCAACGACTACTTTTATGACCGAAGATGGTGAAAGACGTATAGCAAGAGTGTATTATTCAGTTAATGTATCTGATAGTAAATCAGGAGTAGAATTAATATGGGACGGTGTTGCAAATGCTACTGCTTTATTTTTATCAGGACAAGGAACAATAGATTTAAGAACTGATGGAAACTCATTTAAAAACAATGCTACTACACCTACAGGTGATGTATTGTTAAGTACAAAGAACTTTGCTAAAGGCGACAACTACTCAATAATCGTTGAATTTAGATAAGAAATCTTATAAATAGTAAGAGAGAGAACTATGAAACTAATTACCGAAGAAGCATTCGATTCAAAATTTCTTATAGAAGAAATTGATGGAAAGAAACAATTTAAAATTAAAGGTGTCTTTTTACAAGCAGATATCAAAAATAGGAATGGCAGAGTCTATCCTAAAGAGATATTGCAAAAAGAAGTTTCAAGATACAATAGAGAATTTATCAATAAAAGACGTGCATTTGGCGAGTTAGGACATCCTGATGGACCAGTTGTAAATCTTGAAAGAGTAAGTCATATGATAACAGACTTACATCCCGACGGATCAAACTTTGTTGGTGAAGCAAAAGTGATGGACACACCCTATGGTAAGATTGTTAAAAATCTTATCAACGAAGGTGCTCAATTAGGAGTATCTTCAAGAGGTATGGGATCACTAGTGCGTGGACGTGGTGGTGTTAATGAAGTAGGAAGAGATTTTTACTTAGCAACTGCCGCTGACATTGTAGCAGACCCGAGTGCTCCAGACGCTTTCGTAGAAGGCATTATGGAAAACAAAGAGTGGGTATGGGACAATGGTGTTATCAAAGAGAGAGATATTGAAGAGTGGAAACAGTACATAAATGAAGCTAAAAGACTACGTTTAGCAGAAGCGAAAGCGGAAGTCTTTAAGAAATTCATTGAAAAACTATAATCTTATAAATATCTATTAACAAAGAGAGAACTAATTTAAACGTTTAAATTAATTAAGGAGAGTTTTCAAATGGCTGAAACAGACAAAATAGAAGCGTTAGAAGCAAAAGTAGTGGACGAGGCGAATTCACCTAATCCACAAGCGGATGCTCCTAAAAAGAATGCTGTAGCGGCTGAACCTTCTCATATTGCTAAAATGAGTGAATATGAAGATTTAGGTAAGGCAGTAGTTAAACCTACGGACAGCAATCCTGACGCAACTAAAAAGATGACAAAAGTTTCTGGACAAGCTCCTCAAAAACATCAAGGCGCTGCTGACGCAATGCCTAAATTGAGTGGTCATAACACTAAATTGGAGAACAAAGAAACTAAAGACAAAGACGGTAAAGATATTAAGGAAGGCGACTTACCACCAGCACTTCAAAAAGCTATTGACGCTAAAAAAGACAAAAAAGATGTCAAAGAGTCTGACGAAAAGAAAGACGATAAAAAAGCTAAAGATGACGCTGAAGTAAGAACTGAAGACGAAGACAAAGAAAAGAAAAAAGAGATTGACGTAAAAGAACACGTTGACGCTCTTATCGCTGGAGAGAAAGACTTAACCGAAGAGTTTAAGGCAAAAGCTGCTACTATTTTTGAAGCAGCAATCAAATCTAAAGTAAAAGAAATTGCTGAAGAATTGGAAACAGATTATAATAACAAATTAGAGCAAGAAAGTGCTAAAGCAAAATCTGAATTAACTGAAA